GAGCGGGCAACAGCATGATGGATGACGAGCGATTCAAGTCCAAATATCTGAGCGTCTACGGGCTTACCGTTACCAACGGTGTCCGCACGACCTTTGCTGTTGATTCCAGCGGTTCCGTTACCATAGACGGTAAGGTGACGCTGTCCGCCGGAAGCACGATCAACTGGGCGTCCGTGACGAACCAGAATCTCACCTCCAACCCAGCCTACTCGCTGGCAAGCACGGCGAATGCAAACGCGGCCACTGCAAAGAGCGCAGCAGATGATGCTTACGATGAGGCTTCTGCTGCATGGTCGAGAGCAAATAAGGCCTATCAGGATCGGTGCACCGACCAGAATGTGTTTGATGTGCTCACCTCAGGTGGTACGAAGTTCGGTATTTTCAGCGACTCGTACAGCGGACGGCTTTACATCAATGCCGATTATATTCGCTCCGGCACAATCAATGCCGATTATATCGACCTATCATGCGATTATGGTGGATTCTGCAAAGGGCATGGCTCTGACGGTCAGCATACGACTTATGGTGCAATGATGTATGGTTCTAACGGTCCTGGTTTGGAGCCTTATATTATTGTTACCAATGCCGGCGCCCGTATCTCAGGAACCGGAGCAGACATTGTCGTTTCCGGCGGCATCACCATGAGTGAAGAGCCAAGTTACGGTTCCGACTTAAGGATCAAGAACAGCATCGACTATGATCTTGCCTCTTATGAGGCGTTCTTCCTTGCGCTGAAGCCGTCCACCTTCAAGTACAACAAAGGTACTTCCGGGAGGAAACATTTCGGCTTTATCGCGCAGGATGTAGAACAGGCAATGCTTGACACCGGACTGACGTCGGATCAACTTGCGGCACTTGTCAAAGATCCTGTCAAAGAGATCCTTTCGGATGGCATCACGGACTACCGTTACAGCATCCGATACGGCGAACTTATCGCGCTCAATACGCACATGATCCAGAAACTCTATCAAATGGTCGAAGAACTGCTTCAGCAAAAGGAGGGATAATGTTGAAGAAACAGCTTAAAAATTCAGAAATGGTCGTGATGGTCCAGAACCTGCGGCCGCTTCTTCAGCTCCGCAACAAGATCGGCTATATCGCCGCGAGGAACTTCCGGATGCTTTCTACTGCTTTGACCGAGTACGAAGCATTCAAACACGACCTCATCAACAAATACGGAGAGCTCGACAAGGATGAAAGTGGCAACGAGACCGGAACCATTTCCATCAAGGTGGGCTCTCCTAATTTTAAGGCCTTCTGCGACGAGCTTGCTCCATTCAACGAGATGGAGCATGAGGTCGAGCTGATGACCGCCAAGTATGAAGATACGATCGGCTGTCTGAGCGGCGAGGAGATCCTGCTGCTCGACTGGATGCTGGAGGACTAAGGAAGGAGTGATTTAGATGGCTGATATCAGCAGCTTTCTGAAAAAAATCCTCAGCGCCATTTATGGCGAAGAGGTTCGCGGCTCCATCCATGATGCTCTGGCGGCGATGAACACGGAGTCCAGCAGTGCGATGGAGTTTGCCTCCACCGCCAAGGATTCCGCACAGGCAAATGCCGCGGCTGCCAAGAAGTCTGCCGAAGATGCCGAGAAAAAGGCGACAAGCGCCTCCGAATCCGCTGCGGCGGCTGCACTCTCCGAGGGAAGCATCAAGACCTCTGAGGAAAATGTCAACAAGCAGGCCGCAGACGCGAAAGAAGCTGCTGCCGGTGCTAAGGCGTCTGAGACAGAGGCGAAGAACTCGGAAGAGATCGCCAAGCAGAAGGCACAGGAGGCCACGGATGCCAAGACAGCGGCGACGCTTGCCGAGGGAGAGGTCAAGGCCGCCGAGGAGCGCGTGAGAACCATTCGCTCAGAGGCTGAGACACTGGGCGCACAGGCTACTGCTGACCGCAACGCAGCGGAAGAGGCCCGTGCTGCTGCGGAAGCTGCAAGAGATGCGGCGTCGAACAGTCAAAATGGAGCAAAAGCATCAGAAGATGCCGCCGCTGCATCGAAGACAGACGCCGAAGCCGCTAAAACGGCTGCTGTGGATGCCCGTGACAAGGCGCAGACCGCTAAAACGGCCGCCGAGAATGCGCGGGAGTCCGCCGAGAACTCTGAGGCAAACGCCAAGACTTACAAGGAGTCTGCCGCAGAGAGCGCCGCAACCGCACAGCAGTACAGCGGAAAGCCGCCTAAGCCGGAGAACGGTACCTGGTGGATCTGGGACGCTGAGAAGGGCACCTATGTGAACACCAACATCAGTTGCGAGCTGACCGGCCCGACCGGCAACGGTATTCAGAGCATTCAGTTGACGCAGGGCAATCATACGCCAGGCTCGACTGATATTTACACCGTTACGATGACAGACGGAAGCAAGTACAACATCGCCGTCTACAACGGTCTGAACGGAACGGGTACGGGCGATGTGCTCGGCATCCATTTCGATCTGGTGCTGCCGGCCTCCGGATGGTCGAACGGTTCCATCACTGTGGCGGAGAGCCGCCTTGTGGCCGCTGCCAAGTACAAATACCTCATTGATGCATATGAAGCCAGCCGTGAAGAGTACCTCGAATGCAATGTGCGTCCGAAAGACATCTCCACGACCGGCTTCATCACATTTGTGAACGATACCGACCCGATCAAAGACATCACGGTGAACATCGTGCGTCTTGAACTGTCGGTCAATGCCGAAGAAGGAGGCGAATGAGTGGATGACCTACTCAATGATGTTTTCGGCGAACAGCCGTGAACAAATATATTTAAGGGGGACATGCAATATGTCTACTACCAAGCACACTACTATTGAACAGCTCAAGAAACTGGCGCTGCGCACAAAGAGCGAGATCGGCCTTGTCGATGCTAAGGTTACCGGCCTGACCACTAAGGTCAATGACCTGGTGACTGCCGGCGGCGAGCCTAACAAGCTGGAAGGCATCAAGGTCAACGGCACTCTGCTGGCTCTGACCGATAAGATCGCCGACATCCTCATCGCTGAGGGCAAGACCAACGGCACCATCTCCGCCAACGGCGTTGATATTCCCGTTCACGGTCTGGCGGCTCTGGCCTACAAGTCCGAGGTTGCTGAGAGCGATCTGGCTGCCGCTCTGAAGGCCATCATCGACGCTAAGGCGAAGCAGGCTGACCTGGATACCCTGACCGGCGACGGCGAAGGCTCCATCAGCAAGATGATCGACAAGGCTATCAACAAGTTCGCCACCGATGTGACCGATGACAATGTGGTCAACAGCTACAAGGAGCTGATCGACTGGGTTGCCAAGCACGGCCCTGAGGCGACCCAGATGGCCGGCGGCATCAGCGAGAACAAGACCGCTATCGCCGACCTGAAGACTCTTGTCGGCACGCTGCCCGAGGGTGCGACCTCTACCACCGTTGTCGCCTACATCACTGAGGCGATCAATGCTCTGAGCATCGGCGATTACGCCAAGACGACCGAGGTGACTGCCGCGATCAACACCGCCCTGGAGTCTTACTACACCAAGACCCAGGTCGACGAAACCTTTGTCAAGAAGACTGACATCGTGATGGCTACCGACGAGGAAGTCGACGCCATGCTGACCGAAGTCTTCGGCGCTCAGGCTACCGTCTGATCCAGCATATGCGAGCGGGGGATGGGGCTTCCTGTCCCCCGTTCCACCTTTTGAAAGGAAGGTAACAACACATGGCAGAGCATAAGCTTTCCACATTTGACCAGCTCAAAAAGCTGGCACTTGCGGGGAAGAGGGATTCCGCCAAGCAGGTAGCTGAATTGGCGGAGCTTGTTGCCGCCGGACTGGAGGATCTCCAGCATATCGGCATCTCTGTTACTCTGCCGGCCGCGAATTGGAGCGGCGGAGCGCAGACTGTTGCACATGCTTCCCTCTTAGCTGACAGCAACTATATTTATCTTGTAGGCGCAGACGCCGGTACCCGTAATGTGTACGACAATTATGGCGTGAGCGCAGACAATGTAACCACAAGCGGGCAGATGACTTTCCGGTGCGATACAACGCCGACCGTTGACTTGTCCGTCTTTATCATTCGACTGGAGGTCGGAACAGATGAGTAATGTTGGCAAGGTATTCAACCTTTCCGGCGGCGGTGGCAGCGGCTCTCCGAAGATGGAAAGTCTGACTATCGCCACCCCGCCCAACAAGACGGTCTATAAGTCCGGTGAAACTTTCGACCCCACCGGCATGGTCGTTGTGGCAAACTACGGCGAAGGTCTGATGGCAAATGTGACGGGTTACACCGTCTCTCCCTCCGTTCTTACGGACGGGGTGAGCGAAGTTGTCATCACCTACACCGAGGGTCGCATCACGAAGACCGCGACGGTTGCCGTGATGGTGAAAAAGGTGCTTGTCAGCATCGCCATCACAACGCAGCCAGCCAAGACGGTCTACCAGTATCAGGAGAGCCTTGATCCGACGGGCATGGTCGTGACCGCGACCTTCTCGGACGGGAGCACGGCGGCTGTACTGGATTACACCTATCCGACGACGAACTTCTCTACACTGGGGCGTCAGGTCATGAAGCTTGAATACACCTACGAAGGCGTGACGAAGAGCGTAGACCTTGCCGTTACGGTGCAGGGCAAGACCATTGCTGTTCCGACGCAGACGAACATCCCGACCTACAACGGTTCGGATAAGACGCCGAGCTGGAACGGCTACGATCCACTCAAAATGGAGATCTCCGGCGTTACGAGCGCCTCTGACGCAGGTGGTTACACGGCGATCTTCAAGCTGTCCTACGGCTATCTGTTCCCTGACGGCACGGATGAAGCCCGCGTAAAGTGGATGATCGACCGCGCTGTCATCTCGGCTTTGCCGACGCAGACGGGAACGCTTGTTGCCGACGGCACGAGCAAGACACCGAGCTGGAACGGCTATGACACCAACAAGATGACCATTGGCGGCGATACCTCTGGTACGGCTGCCGGTGAGTACACGGCGACCTTTACGCCGACTTCCAACTACAAGTGGTCCGACGGCGGCACAGGCGCCAAGGAAGTGAAGTGGACGATCATCTCGGTTCTCGTTTCCATTCCTTCGCAGAGCGGTACGCTGACCTACAACGGCAGCGCCCAGACGCCGAAGTGGCAGAATTTCGACAATGAGAACTCCTCTGTGAGCGTATCTGCCAAGACTAATGCCGGCGAGTACACGGCGACCTTTACCTTGAAGAAGGGCATGTGGACGGACGGTACGACCGCGGCAAAGACCATCAAGTGGACCATCGGCAGAGCTACCATCGCGGCGGTCCCCGCCCAGAACGGCACGCTTGTCTATGACGGCAACCCGAAGACTCCTTCGTGGAATACCGCCTATGACTCGGCAAAGATGACCGTTTCCGTGACGGCCGCTACCAACGCAGGCACTTACAGCGCCACCTTTACGCCGACTTCCAACTACAAGTGGTCCGACGGCAGCACCGGAGGCAAGACAGTATCGTGGACGATCGGCAAGGCCGTGAACAGCGTGACCAATTCGCCGAGCTCCATCATGCTGAAGAGCAGTGCCAAGACCGCAACCTTTACGGTGAACCGCAAGGGCAACGGTACGATCACAGCCACCTCGAACAACACGAGCGTCGCGAAGATCAAATCCATCAATCAAAGCACCGGCGTTGTGACCGTTGAGAGCGTGAACGACACGACCGGCACGGCCAAGATCACCGTCAAGGTCGCCGAGGGGACGAACTACAAGGCGGCTTCTGATACGACGGTCAATGTGACGGCCACTTTCGTCACGATCTACGGCGTTGAGTGGGATTGGACAAGCGGCGGCTCCACCAGAGGCAAGCGCACGGACGCGGCGGCCGGCTTTGCTGAACCGAACCCCGCAGTAAACAACGGCGGAGGTTCTTCTCCATTCGACAACCTGATGCCGTGGTCCGGCATGGTGAAGGAGACCCGCAGCGGCGGCGTTGAGGTCAAGGAGCCGAAGTATTGGTTCAAGTGGACAAAGACCGGAAAGAAGCTGAAGCTCCAGATCGCGGACGGTTATGTTGAGGGTTTCTCTGTTGACCCTGTGAACCGGGATCGCGGAGACGGCCTTGGCGAGCTGGACTACTCCTACATCGGCCGTTATCACTGCGCCAGCGGTTATAAGTCCACCACGGGCGCCGCACAGCAGGTAAACATCACGAGAAGTCAGGCACGCAGCGGTATTCATAACCTCGGCGCTAACTTCTGGCAGATGGACTTTGCTCAGTTCTGGTATGTGAACATGCTGTTCCTCGTGGAGTTTGCCGACTGGAATGGTGAGCGCATCGGAAGAGGCTGCTCTACGGGCAGTTCCAAGATGAACAACGGTCAGACCGACGCGATGGGTTATCACACCGGTACGACCGCGGCAAGCCGCGACAGCTACGGCTTCACGCAGTATCGCAACATCGAAGGCTGGTGGGACAATGTTTATGACTGGATGGACGGCTGCTATTACAACAATAACGGCCTGAATGTCATCAGCAATCCCAACAACTTCAGCGACAGCGCGAATGGCACGCTGGTCGGCACGCCCTCTTCGGGCTATCCGTCTGACTTCACCATTCCGACAGCAAGCGGTCTTGAATGGGCGCTGTTCCCGAGCGCGGCAAACGGCAGTCAAACGACCTATGTCCCGGATAACTGGAACTTCAATGGTAGATATCCGTGCCTG